AAAATTAGCAAATTATGCTTATATGCGTTCAAAATTGAGAGTCCGTGCCACAATTAATGGAAATGGTTTCTATTATGGTAAAGCACTTTTATCTTACAATCCATTGAGTTTTGGACTACGTGATCCAGAGCGAACACCTGGTAATGCTCCTACTGTGGATAACTTGAGATATTCACAACGTCCTCACGTAGTGTTGGATCCATGTGAATCTCGAGGAGGAGATCTAGAAGTACCATATGTGAATTTCTTTACATATAGTGCAATTCAAGATACCTCAATCGGACCAGAACATATACGAGAACTTGGCCGTTTAAATTTGTCATCTTTTAATAAATTGGCCCATGCCAATGCTTCTACCACACCTGTGACTATTACACTTTTTGCATGGTTTGAAGATGTACAAGTCGTAGCACCAACTCAATCTCTACCATCTGTATCACTTGCCAGTTCTCTCACTGCTAAACAGCAAGTTACTAGTGGTCTCATAGAACCTGATGAACCTATTGATAAACCGAGATCTCTCTTTTCTGATGCTGGAGGAGATGAGTATGGAGAAGGCGTCATTTCTCGACCTGCAAGTGCTGTTGCACGCGCCGCTGGAGCATTAAAATCCGTGCCCTATATCGGACAATATGCTACTGCTACTGAAAAAGGTGCAAATATAGTGGGCAATATTGCTAAGTTGTTTGGCTATAATCGTCCTAATAATATTACACCGGTAAATTCTTTCCGTCCGCAGTATTTTGGAAATCTTGCCAATACATCTATCACAGACGCTGCCCAGAAATTGACTTTTGATCCCAAACAAGAACTAGCTATTGATCCTGGCATAACTGGATATGGAGGAGGTGATGATATGACTATCAGTGCGATCTCTTCCACCGAGTCTTACTTTACACGTGCCAATTGGAGCAGAACCATGACGTCAGATACTTTGATCTTCCAAACTGCAGTCTCTCCGAGTGTACTTAGTTGGGTACAAGGAGATATTAAAGAAGAGATACATACTACACCTATCTTTCATTGCTCTGCACCTTTTCAATATTGGCTAGGATCTATTACTTATCGTTTTAGTGTTGCTTGTTCTAATTTTCAC